CTTGGCGGGTTCGGCGTGCAGCACCTTCAGGCTCAGGAAGTCGTTGGCAGATTCCGACGCCTTGCGCACGGCCGCGTGCAACTGCTGGCCGTAGTCCTTCAGCTCCTTCGGTGCGCTCTGGGGAATGGTTGGCGGTGCGAATCGCTGCATCACCACTCCCCATCCGGGTTGAACCAGAGATCCATCGTTCGCAGCGCGGGCGTGTCCGATGCCGTCGTGGTCATCTTCCAAGCCGGATAACGCCCAGACGGAGCGAATGCGCTTACGCGCTGCGTCGTGTTGTGCGTGTAGGTCTGCGCGCTGGCGTAGGTGACGGTGCCGTCCTGCGTCGGTGCCGAGCCGTGATAGATGGATGCCGTGAAGTTCGTGGACGCATCAAAGCGCGGCATGGACTGATGCAGCGTCTTGAAGTCCGTCGAATCGAGATCCATGCCCGTCCGCTCGAGCATGGAGGTGTACGTGCTGCCGAAATCCGTCGTGCCCGAATCCACCAGTCCCGTTTTCGGCGAGCTCGTCCCCACCAGCATCCGCGCGCCCGTGGCAATGGAAGTCGGGACGAAGCCCGAGCAGGCGCAGGTCACGTTGGCCAGATCGCGCTCGCCCCAGGTGTCGTCGTTCCAGTTCCAGACAAGCGCCTTTGTGCAGGTCGATTGCCCCGACTCCGGGAAGCACACCCAGACCTCGTTCGTGTACGGGTTGACCTCCACGAACGTGCGTTTTCGGTTCGTGGAATCCACGCGCGAGCGGAATGAGGCGAGCATCCGGCCTTCGACCAGGCTTTGAGATTCGGCGCCGGCGTGAATGCGGATGTCCAGCGAGCCGGAGACGAACACCTGCCCCTTGGGCGTGTTGGCGATGCAGTTCGCCGCCAGCAGGCCATCGTCCTTGCTGTAGACGCTGGCGTGGCGGAAGTCGAACACCGCGTTGCCGCCGATGTAGGAGATCGAAAAACGACAATCGCCCTTGTAAAGCTGGAAGGTGTCGCCCCACTCCATCCCGTCGATGGCTTCCCGCTCGGAGACGCAATCCTGCTGGCCGGAGTCGTTCGTGGCCGAGGCGGTGAAGTACAGCGGCACCGTGCCGGGGTCGGCCGCCGAGGACCACAGGATTGCGTGGCGGTATTTCGTGCCGCTGACGGTGGGAGCGACGAGGACTATGTAGTTCTTGAACGGGCGCGCCGCGTCTGCCTTGTTGCCGGAGTAGGCCGCCATCGGCACCAGCTTGGACGTGGCAGCCTGATCCCAATAGAAAAGTCCGTCTATCGGGTTGTTGTAAATCAGGACGCCATTAGAGTTGCCCAAGGTGATCTTGTCGTCGACTCCCCCGGTGAAGTTCAGCGTGACCGCTGAATTGACCACGTAGGAGATGGCGGCGACTTGCGCGCTTGTCGCCGTGAATGTCCGCGATTGGCTGGACGTATACGTGAACACCGTGGCCGAAGTGACCGTGATCGTGAAGGTGCCGTTCTGTCCGGTTTTCGGGCAACCCGACATCGTTACCGAGTTACCCGTCGACAGTCCGTGGTTCGTGCTGGTCGTGACCGTGCAAGTCGTCGTGCTCTGCGAGTAGGCCGAGACCGTTTTTGACGCTGACGGGTCCAGCCGCGTGATCTCTGTTTCGGTCGTACCGTCGTACGAATACGCTTTCGTGAGGCCCGCATAGACGAGATACCGGCTCGCGCCGCTCGAATACGCCGCCATGCCGTACGGCGTCTGAGAAGGCGTGTTCACCGTAGCAATGCCGCCCATGCGCTCGGCCTTGCCGTTGCGAAAGCGCATGTTCTGGCAGTCGGACCAATAGCCCGGCGCAAGCTCCCACGAGGGCTGGTCCTTGTTCAGGCCCTTGCCCCAGTCCTTGATCGTGACCTTGACGGGCTTTGTCATCGCGCGACGACCGATAGGGACGAACCGGCGTACTTGCGGTCCTGGTTGTTCTGCTCGATGCGTGCCAGCGCCTTTTCGTACAGCGCGAGCCACTTCTGCGCGGCCGGATCATCGTTGCGAAAAAGCGCCGACTGATGCAGCGAGCCGAACAGATACGCATCCGGAAAGCTCGCCAGGATCGCGTTGGAGGCGTTCGAGCCCGACAGCGCCGTGAACCTGGCCGAATACGTCATGACGACCGAGCCGCTTCCCATCGGCGTCGTCTTGATCGAGCCGCCCGTGATCGTGTAGAACTGCCCGTCGCCCGTGTCGTTGGCGCGCAGCTGGTCGTATTGGTCCGGCGTGACGTAGACCAGCGGGTAGTCGGGCGAGCCGTCCCAGTACACCGAGCGCATCGCCACAAACCCCGTGGGCAGCGTGCCCGTGCCCGCCGTGATCGTGACCGTGGCCGACGTCTCGAATTCCAGCAGCTTGGCGCGCACCTGCATGTCCGCTTCGCACAGGGCGATGAAGTCGGGAACGCTCGCCGTGTAGGAGGTGTCTCCCGAGCGATGCTCCCAGCTCGCCACGGCGGTCTGGAGTTCGGAATACGTCGTCATCGACATTTACGCCCCGAAGCCGAACGTGAATTCGACCGTGCAGGTGCCCGAATCGGCGATCGCGGCCATGTAGGTGTCCGATTCGTTGATCGAGAACACCTCGGCATAGGAAAAGGGCGTGCCCGGGTTCGGGCAGAGCATGTCCGTCAGCGTCACCGCCGTGGTGCCCGAGCCCACGCCGGAGCGGATGCGCGCGGATGCCGTGCCTGCGGTGTAGACGACACGGACGGCCGTGGCACCCTGCGCAATCGCGGGAATCGCCACGTTGGCCGAGGTGGTCGTGACGGTGCGCTGCACCGTGGAGCCGGGGATGGGGTGAAAGGGTTTCATGGTCAAAGCCTCCCGGGCCAGATGCGGAAGTGGGACAAAGAGGGGTCGTTGCACATGCGCTTGATGTGCTCCTGACCATTGAGGAATTCGCGGAAGGTGATGCCGTTGTCGTTGCAGTAGCGCTCGACCAGCACCATGGGCAGCGACGCGGCCAGCTTCATCTCGGAAGAGCCGTGCAGGCCCTCGTTGTGCAGCGCCTTGGCGCGCTCGGCGATCGGGTCGCAGTCCTGCACGCGCTCGAAGATGGTCTTGCCGTCTTCCTCGTGCATGCGTGTTTGGACCGGCCCGTTAGACAGCACTCGCATAAGAAATCTCCGACGCTTCGCAGCGGTGAGAGAAAAGAAAAGGCCCCGAAGGGCCGGATTCGACTGCGCTGGTTTTTTAAGCCGGCGCGAGAAGAACAGAGATCACGCCGACAGCCGCCGTCATGGTCCCGGTGAAGTCCACGCCCAGCGACGTTCCCGCGGGGATCTCCAGGTCGCTGGCCGTCGTGGACAGCGTGAGCGTCTGGTTCGTGTGGATCGTTCCCTTGAGGTTGGCCGTGCTGGAGTGCACCGCCGTGCCCGAGGACGTGGACGTGCCCGACGCGGCCTTTTTCACCGCGACGGTGACCGCGCCCGCATCAGTGCCCGCCACCGTGGGGCGCACGATGACGCCCTTGACGACATAGGCGCGCTGCGCGACGAACACCGCGCGGTCCACGCTGTTTGCGTCGTAGTGGAAGTTCACCGACACGAAACCGCCGTCGTCGCGGTCAGTGCCTTGCAGACCGGCCGAGCCGTCGGTGTTTTGTTTGAGTGCTACAGACATCTTGTGCTCCTTGTGGAGACAGGGGGCCGAAGCCCCCCGTCAGGTTTAGGCGATGTCGTAGATCGCGCCGTGGGCCTTGGGGTTCTTGTTCTCCAGGGTCCATTCGCCGATCAGCATGGCCTTTTCCGAGTCGCCGGTCGCCGCGATCTCCTTCTTGAAGATCGGGCGCAGCCAGGCAATGGCCAGCTTGTCCGACTCCAGGATGAACACGTCGCGCGTGCGCTGGAACAGGTTCGGAACGGCTTTCAGCGTGCCGAAGTCCGACACGTACACCTCGACCGCCGCGGTGACCTTCTTGTCCTCGCTGTTGTCGTTGCGGTTGGCACCGCCCGTGAACCCGGAGAACGTCTGCTTGGCCGCCGCGCCCATGGAGATGGTGTCGGGCTTGCCGCCAGCGGTGAAGATCAGCTGCAGGACAGTCTTCAGCTGCGCTTCCGTGAAGGACCGCGTGGTGCCGTCCGTCACGCCGGTATTGCCGCTGTAGGAGGCCAGCGTGGTGTCGGACGCCTTGCTGGTGTTGTCCACCGTCCAGCCCAGCAGGCCGCGCGACTTGCGCGGAGACGTGGCGGTCACGTCGTTCTGGGTCACGCCGAACTCGATGTCGCGGCGCATCTCCAGACCCTTCAGGGCCATCTGGTAGTCGATTTCCGACGAACGGCCAGCCTTGTCCACCTTCTCCTGCGTGCCCGAGATCACGATGCCCTTCGTGGAGATCTGGGTACGGTTGGTCAGGCGAACCGTGGGCGTCACAGCGACAGCGGAGAAGTCGTCGCCTTCGGCCTGCGCGTTGGAGGCCGCGGCGGCAAGCGCCTGGGTTTGCCACTCGTGCAGCGTGGCCGTGGCTTTTTCCTTGCCACACAGGGAGTAGACCGGCGTTTCGGTCGGGTCGATGCGAGAGATCACATCGGTGAGGTCCTCACGGTTGCCGATCGCGGCCGTGGTGAGGTAGGTATTGCTCGGTGCAGACATGAATAACTCCAGCGCCTCTCGGCGTTAGGATTTACGAAGGGACGCGAACACCGCTGCGGCGTCGCGAACGGAGCCGGTTTGGCCCAGCCGCTTCATCGCGGCGGTGCGGCCATCCAGCGCACTGACTTCACCGCCGCCCGGTCGTTCCACCTTCTGCGGAAGGTTGGTAACTTTGGCGGCAGCTTCTTTCGCCTTGCCCATCATTTGTCGATAGAGCATGGCGTCGCGAGCCATCAGGAGGATGCGGTGGTCCGCCAACCCGGGGTTGCGCAGGTTGGGAGC